CCGAAAGGCAGGGCTTCTTGGATAGTCCAAGAGCAATCTAGCTAAGCCAGATCCTCTCAGATCGTGCTATCGCAAGAAGCATAGATCTTAGAATGATCGCTGCATCCTGAGGGCTATACTAGTATTCTAGTCCTCTCAGAGTGTCAGCATAGTTAGAGCACCAAAACGTTGGTAACTCTCTTTGGGTCAATCGAGTGCGGTAGCGACGATCCAGTGTAGGTTGGGGAGGCACAGCGTAAAGCTGTGCGAAATCCTTACTAAGGACCTGCCCGGTCCTATAGGCACTGGAGGTCCTGATGTCCCGAAAGGGCTCAGGGCTGTCTCGTCCTGCAAATTAGCCCACTAAACCTTGTCCGACCTTTATCCCTTGTGAGGAAGTCAGGAAGTATTCAGTCTTGATGGATTCATTTGGGGCGAGGGGAGAGCTGGCAAGCCCAGTTCGGGATCTCCTTACTGCGGGGATTCCCAGGGTCACGCCCTTGCAGACCTATTATAACCTTAATAGGCTGTATTAGGGGCAGGAGCACCTTGGACCGATCGCAGTATCTCGATGACTCGCAACTAATGCGATTCTGAAAGCTCTACTTTGTGGAGCAATCAGTCTAACGTTGCCGCTGCGAGTGCCCAGAGAAGTTGCTGGTACACTCAATGCAGCGCGGCTGTACGACGGAATACTGATTGGCCCTATTGCAATAGGAACTGACAAGGTTCCCTTGAATAAGGACTTTGTCGGACCATGACGGGGGTCCGTACGACACTGTGGTGTAGTTGTTGTGAAACCAGCGCGGTACCTAACCGACTCTACCAAGAGCGCCTGCAGCCCTGGCCGGTCGAGGATCGGCCCAGGAAACTGAAGGTGAAACAGCCTTTTTAAGGTTATATTTATATATAAGTCTAATGAAATTCTTACTGCAGAGTCTAAGACTCAAACAGCAAAGGATCCTCACAAGACCTGTTTCATGGCGTCCAGACTTAAAAGTCTGGAGACGCTGGCTCGAACCGGGAATTTCCTGGATTCGAGTCGCGTCAGGATCGGTATCTCGCTCGAAAATCATACAACTTGCACAGTTCGCAAAGGCGTGCGTGTCCATTGGCAGAAAACAAGGGCCCAAGGGCCTGGTTCTGTACCTGAAAGTCTGTAACGTTGCACTAATGCAATCGTTACCCGGTGGGCAGCTGTCTTTCCACTCAAGAAAGATTGGAAAGGTTGCAGTTGCCCGGTCTCGGGATGGACTCCCACGTATTATGCCTGCATTCGTGCGGACACAGATACGTTCTGGAAACAGAGAGACAATCCGGCTTTGGCTAACATTCTTCGGAATGTACAGAGTGATGCCCTGCAAGGGACGACCCAATTTCGCGTCGATATTGGGTCCAGGACCGGCCATATCGGCCTCCTTCTTAACTGATTGGAGGTCCTTCATGGTTCGTTCCTTCCTTCCAGGGATTCAAGCACACTTTGGGGAAGACTTTAGTTCGCTAAGGTTCGACCTAGCCAGGGACCTTCGGGAGATTTCTCCTGAAGTGTTCCCACGGCCTACGCCGTTTGTGATCTCTTCGGTCTCTGCAGACCGGCTTGAGGATCCCAAAATCACGGAGAAAGTCCGTGACCTCAAGCTTGCCAAGAAAAGAGTACCTGCCTGGCTGTCTGGAACCCCTACCAGCTTCGCACACCGAATCTCTTCGGCGTATCTTTGGCTTAAAACGCCATCGCGAGAAGGTTTTGGGTCCTTAGGGTCGAATCTGCTATACGACTTCCTAGAAGTAATTCCAGGAGGTGCAGGTTCGACGAAATCCCTTTGGACCATGCTGGAAGACACTGCGACGTTTTACTCGCAGGCCCGTGCGACGGATCGGACGAAAGTCCTAAACGCGCACGGACACGGTAAGAATGTCTGCGGACGTCTTGCCCTCCTTCCGGAAGCAGCTGGTAAGGTCCGGGTGGTAGCCTTAGTCGACTGCTGGACGCAGTGGGCTCTTCATCCACTTCACAAGTGGATCTTTGGGATTCTCAAAGAGATTCCTGAAGATGGGACTTTTGATCAGCTTCGGCCGATCGAACGTCTTATGAAGAAAGTAGATCCCCGTCAGATCATCTACTCTTACGATCTTTCGTCCGCGACGGATCGTATACCCATTGTGATCCAAACAGCGCTATTGGCATGTATATTTGGAGAACCGTTCTCAGAACGGTGGGCAGCCTTATTGGTTGACCGGCCCTATGTCATCCCGAAAAGGGTGGCACGAGAGCAAAACGTGGGAACTCAGTTCCTTCGTTATGCGGTCGGACAACCAATGGGTGCATATTCCTC